ACTGACCACTGTGGACGATTAAGTATAATATCTAACTTCTAGTCTTTCTGTGGGTGTAGTTACAACTACGCCTATATAATCTTGCTCTAAAATATTAGTTGTTGTCTTCTCTTTCAATTAGTGGCAAAATACCGTGTTTTTTAAGCAATTCATACAGTCCTAGACGACCTTTTTGCGTCCACTTAGTGTGCAATACCACTTTTTTGTTTCCGTCTGGCTTACGAACCATAAATGTCTCTGATTGCGTCCAACCTGTATTTTGGTATTTACTATATAGTAGCCAAGTGCCGTCTTGTTTAAAAATAACCTTTAGGTCGTGTAATTTGCGGTTCATTTCTTGTCCGCTCATTCCATAGTCTTTTGCAATTTGCGTGATTGTAACTAGTTTCTTGTTTTGCAGCACAATGTCGCAATATTTTGCTTTAGGCTCATATTCAACCACCTTTTTTTCAGCGATTAGGCGACCCTCTCGTTCACTTTTGAGTTCCTTTGCCAGTTTAATAATTGTATCTGGATTAAGTAGGACTTCTTCAATCTTTTCTGGCGTCATGTAAGCGCCATGTTTACGAATAGCTGGTAAAACTTCAGATGTTACCCAATCTTGAAATCTTTCAGCAACTGGATTATTTGCTTTGATTGCAAGCTTATAAAATTGTGGTTCAGTGATGAAATCGCCTTTCTCCACTTGTGGAGAATTTTCTCCTTTCCGCACATGTGCGGAAACATTATTTAAGTAGTTATTGACCCTTTTCCATTGCACATAAGTCTTGCTATTCTTGACTTGACTAATACCTAACCCAATTGCAGCTTGTTCTGCATTGAAATAAACTTTTCCGTCAATTTCCTTAACTGCTAAATTTTGTCCTTCAAAATTGAAAATTTGTAAATTGTTGTTCATTTTTATTTCTCTTTCTGTGTTTTAAGCTAATTTACTTTCTATTAAGTGATTGTTCTAGATCTTTCAGAACTTTTGACCATTTCGACCGACCATCCTCAGACAGTGATCCGTCTACTAGGGCTTTCTTAATTGCACTTATAAGAGGCTTTGCCTCGATATAACAGTCTTCTGGGTCGTCAGCATCCTTAAAGTTTTCCTTTCTCATGTACTTAAACACCTGCTGGATATCTTGGTCTTTCTGCTGCTCTGGTGTGAGCTTAGGTACTTTTTCAACATCTACAAGGTGGTTCTCTATGGCAAATTCGGTTGGGTGGCCGTCTTCATCTATCATATTGTTTTCAACCAGCAGCAAATATACTTCTTGCTTTGTTACGCTTGGCTTAAGTTGCTTCATGAATTCATAGCTCTGTTCTACTAGAGTTGGATATTGAATATTAAAGTCCATTTTTGTTTTCCCTCTTTCTATTGATTATTACGATATGCGGTTGCACTTGCAAAAAATATATATTCTACTGATTTTCCATAGAAGTTGGCTACTTTAATCTTAGTTGCATCACTTCCTGACCTAGTTCCTTGTTCTAAGGAAGACAACATCGATTGGCTAATACCAATTTTTTCAGCTGCTTCTTCCTGTTTTAATCCACGATCAATGCGTAGTTTAATTAATGTTTTGTTCATCGTCGTTCACCTCTTTTTCATATCTTATGCTTATATCTTATATCGCATTTTATAATATGTCAATGCTATTTGTAATATTTATTTATTTATTTTTAGTCACCCTAATTTGTGTCCAGTTGTAGAACAAGTCCCCTGAACATTGATGACTGTTTGGTTTGGATTGCCTCTTGTAATACCGTCACGAATCGTTACGGTATTCTTATCTTTGTAGTCACCGTCTTTCCATAATTTAGATAATCCCATTTTAGGACTATCTTTATATGTCAGCTTGTAAAATTGTGGCTCCGTGATATAATCGCCTTTTCTCACAGCGCCACTTTTGGCGCTAAAGTATCTATTAACTCGTTCCCATGCTGCTGTTCTAAGCTTGTCAGGGTCAGCACTGTAATCCTTAAGTGTAGTATATGGAATATTTGTTTGTTTAGCTCTTCTTTTCTGCTTTAAATAATTCAGCCACTGCTAACGGATCACTTAATATTATCTCTTTCATTCTTTGGATAACTGCAACATCTTGGTTTTTATTTATTGCTTCAATTGACCAATTTTTAAACATTTTTGCAAGTTTTTTAGGATATTCTTTCATGTCCTCCTGAGTCATTACTTTTTCAATACTAGCAATATCATATGCTTGCCCTAATCGATTAATATTTTCCCAACTTGCTCTATCGAGTTTACTCAAATCTTGTCTATAGACCCTTATGGTTGCATATGGGATTTTAGTTAATTTACTTAAAACGACCAAACTAATATTTTTATCAGAGACTACTTTCTTGGCTTGTTCTAACTCACTACCGCGTTGATCACGCCAATTATCAAATTTTATTTTCACTTTTATTCTCCCAAATCTATTTTTCTTAAAATTAAATTATGGTAACTGATTACCAAATCAGCTTCTTTTTCGCTTAATTGAGTTAATTTGTAGCTATACTTTGGCTTCCAATCAGCTGTTGCATCTTCTCCCCAAGGATCGGTATAAGTATACATCATCATATTATTACTAATCTGATACGCACTGTACAATAAAATATAATCTTTACTTTTGATATTCTCAGTTTTTGCGAGCAGTTGCTCAGGCTTAATCCCATCTATAGCTTTATCGGTTAAATTGATATAATACTTCATTTTAATTTCCTCCTAAAAATTTAATTATTAAAATACAATCCTTTGAATACTGATTTAGGGCACCAGGTAAATAAACAGCCAAATGCAGTGTTAAATTGGATTAATACAGCTTTTTCAGTTTCACGATTAATTCGTGTATTATCTGTGTAGTTCCAAATGGCTTGTTCTTCTTGCTCACTAAAGTTTTCTGAAATAATCCAATCAGGAACACCATCTATATACTTAGGACCCGTGTAAGGCTTTTTTGGTTTAGTGGTTAATTTATAGACAATGTATGAGATATTAGCTTTAGTAATTCTCTTACGTCCATCTTTAACCATTTTCCAAACCCTCTTCAAGGCGATACTGAATGAAATTGAGTAGTTACCTACTTTACTATTAATTTGTTTAGCTATTACATGAGTCTTTTTAAACATTAATGATTTTTTCATTTTTCTTACCTCTCATTCCTTACACTTTTAGTATAGCATGTTTTTGAATATTGTAAACTACTTTTGCATATTTTATTATACTTTTTGAATAATGTGATACACAAAAAGAGCCACCCGGGGATTATTCCCAAAGTGGCTCTTTTCATTACTCTGACTTGCTTAATTTTTTTGTATCTCTTTTTTTGTTCCTTAATAAAAACCACTTTTAATGATTTTCATCATAGATTTTAGCAAGCTCGTGAATCCTTCTGTATGAAGCATCTTCCAGTTTTTCGAGATTAACTCGGTCATGCCTTAATGTGCTATATGAAGAAAACTTACACTTGTCAGCTAAATCTTTTAAAGATGTATTTTTATCAGCAATTAGTGCTTGTACTTTTTCAAGATCGTTCATTAGTCATCAGCTTCTTCTTCATCAAAATCTGATAAGAAGCCCATACGCTTTAAATCTTCCAGCATGGTTTTTACATCATCGTCTGCGCAGTTTTCAAAGTCGATTAGATCTTGACTGTCTTCACTTTGGTCTTTTAGTACAGTACTTTCAGCAATAGCGTCATAAGCTGTGTCAATATCACTTGGATCACATTCGAAATTAACTGAAGCCTGATTGTCTACAAGTCCACTTAACTTTTTACCTGGATAAATTGTATATTTTTTCATTTTTTGTACCTCTTTTTTCTTTAATTACCTTACACATATATAGTACCACATTTCTGTTCATTGTAAAGCACATTTGTACTTTTTAAGGTACAAAATAATAAAAATAAAAAACCACTATGGAAAATTTGATAATCTTCTATAATGGATTTATTATACGCAAAAAAAGCCACCCCAGGGAATTACTCCCCAGAGTGGCTCTATTTTAATATTAAATTAGTTTAGTGTACTTAGCTGGTACCCACTGCTCATCAGTACCAATTCGATAACATTTCGTCCCTCGAATTGTTTTTTCTTCCCATACCTTCCATGTT